CAACCCGAAGAAAAAACAGCGGGTGGCATATTAAAAGCCACCGAAACGCTGCATAACGAAGAAATAGGATCAATCGTAGGTATGGTGTTGGCTTTAGGGCCAGATGCATATAGCGATTCTCAGCGGTTTCCGTCTGGGCCATCCTGCAAGGAAGGTGATTTTATTCTTATGCGGTCTTATTCTGGAACCAGATTTAAGGTTCACGACAAAGAGTTCCGTTTGATTAATGACGATAGCGTTGAAGCCGTTGTAGAAGATCCAAGGGGGATTGTTAAGGTATGAGTGAAGCACAAATGGAGCCGGAAGCTCCTGAAACAACTTCCGCAGAAGAAAAGTTCTTTGGTGTTCGTACACAGATCGGTAAAAGCCGAGATGAAGTGTCACCAGACTCTGATATAGAACTGGAAATCATTGATGACCGCAGCGCAGAAGATCGTCGGCCTCCAAAGTCCGAGGCGTTATCTGATGATGAAGACGATGATGAGCTAGAAGGTTACAGCGAAAAGGTTCAAAAGCGAATCAACAAGCTTCGTTACGAACAACACGAAGAGCGGCGACAACGCGAAGCCGCTGAAAAGATGCGTGAAGAAGCTGTGCGAGTTGCTCAACAGCTTGCCTCGAAGAATAAAGAGATGGAATCTCTGATCAATCGTGGTGAGGGAGCGTTAGTCGCTCAGATCAAGCAACGCGCAGAACTCTCTTTGCAACAAGCCCGTGATAGCTACAAGAGGGCGTATGAGGAAGGCGATACTGATAACCTAGTATCTGCACAAGAAACCCTCACAAGAGCGCAAGCAGAGCTACATGAGGCCGAGAGATACGAAACAAACGTCGCATCTCAACAAGCTCAACGAGAGCAGTACGAACAACAGACGTATCAGCAGCAAGTTGCTGAGCAGGCTGTACAGAATGTTGCTCAACAACAGCCGCCACAGGTAGATCCTGAAGCTGCAAGTTGGGCGCAAAAGAACTCTTGGTTCATGCAGGATGGCTTTGAAGAAATGACAAGCCTTGCTTATGGCACACATGCCGCTTTGATAAAGCGAGGCATCCAGCCTAACAGCCAAGAGTATTTCCGACAGATTGATTCTCGTCTGAGACAAGCTTTCCCAGACTATGATTGGCAGGATAATGGCGACACATATGGGCGTGACGCATCCGTGACTGCTAATCAACCCTCGACGGTGGTGGCACCCTCCGCAAGGAGCAACGGTGCTAAACCGCGCAAAATACGGCTAACGTCCACCCAGCTTTCTCTCGCTAAGAGGTTGGGTTTAACCCCTGAACAGTACGCGAGGCAACTCGCAAAGGAGACCTCGTAATGTCTGAAGAGCGCACACCAAGAAAATCAACTTCTCGTAAAGTAGATGAAAGACCGACTGACACATGGAAGCCTGCCGCAATCCTGCCTGACCCAGAGCCACAAGATGGTTATGTGTTTCGGTGGGTTAAGACATCGCTTCTTGGTCAATCCGACAATACCCATGTTTCTAAAATGTTCAGAGAAGGTTGGTCGCCCGTAAAGGCTGAAGACCATCCTGAACTAATGCTGACTTCCGATATAGGATCTCAGTTTGAAGGCAACATTGAGGTTGGTGGATTGTTGTTGTGCAAAGCGCCAGAGGAAACAATGGCTGCTAGAACGCAACATTTCCAGAACATAGCGGAAAACCAAATGTCATCGGTTGATAACAACTACCTAAGAGAAAGCGACCCTAGAATGCCTATGCTCAATCCAGAGCGTAGCACTAGGACTACTTTTGGAAGAAACTAACTCTTAGCAGGGGTTAGTTATTATTAACTAGGAGGCCATTATGGCTACTGTTGCTACCCCTATGGGTGCCGAACCAGTTGATACTTTAAGTGCGAGCGGCTCGTTCACGGGAAAAGTTCGTCACATTAAGATCGCTAATGCTTATGGAACCGCCATTTTCTATGGTGATTTCGTTAAGCTGGTTGCTGCTGGCACCGTTGAAAAGGCCGCTGTAACAACTTCTGTTGCTGCTGGCACCGTTGGTATCTTTGTAGGCTGTGCTTACACAGATCCCAGCACAAACCAGATGACGTTTAATCAACAATTCCCAGCATCTACGGCTGCTGATGATATCGTTGCTTACGTTGTCGATGATCCTAAGTTGTTATTCCGTATGCAGGGTGATGAAGCTATTGCTCAAACCGGCCTTGGAAACAACATCTCAGCGGTTAACACTGCTGGATCAACCTCAATCGGTCGAAGCAAGAACGCCCTAGACGGCGGCTCTATCGCTACGACTAATACCCTACCACTGCGTGTCGTTGATTTCGTAGATGGCCCAACAAGCACCGTAGGTGATGCATTCACAGATTGCATCGTTACCTACCTGCCCTTGAGCCACGCTTACGAAACCAAGCTCGGCGTATAAGGAGAATTAGGCAATGGCAATTTCAAGAGCGCAAATGCTTAAAGAACTCCTGCCTGGGCTTAACGCCCTGTTTGGTTTGGAGTACGAAAAATACGAAGACGAGCACACTCTCATTTATGAGACAGAAAGCTCTGATCGTTCATTCGAGGAAGAGGTAAAGCTGTCAGGCTTTGCAGCGGCCCCTGTTAAGGCAGAAGGCGCAGCAACGAGCTATGACTCAGCGCAAGAGTCTTTCACCGCTCGGTACAATCACGAAACCATTTCGATGGGCTTTGCGATCACCGAGGAAGCGATGGAAGATAATTTGTACGATTCTCTTTCGGCTCGTTACACCAAGGCGCTTTCTCGCGCTATGGCGTACACGAAGCAAGTCAAAGCAGCGAACTTGCTGAACAATGGCTTCACCAGTTTCCAGTCTGGAGACGGTGTTACCCTGTTCAACGCTTCGCACCCATTAGTGAATGGTGGCACCAATGCCAACCGTCCATCTACTGGCGCTGACTTGAACGAGACATCTTTGGAAAATGCAATCATCGAGATCGCTGCTTTCACTGATGAGCGAGGTCTACTGATTGCAGCACGTCCTCGTCGTTTGATCGTACCACCCGCTTTGATGTTTACAGCAGATCGTCTGCTTGAAACCACTCAGCGTGTTGGCACTGCTGACAACGACATCAACGCTATCCGTAACATGGGTGCGATCCCAGAAGGTTACGCCGTCAATCACTACCTGACTGACAGCAACGCTTTCTTCTTGATCACCGATGTGCCGAATGGCATGAAGATGTTCGAGCGTACTCCGCTTGAAACGTCTATGGATGGCGACTTCGACACTGGTAACGTGCGCTATAAAGCGCGTGAGCGGTACTCGTTCGGCGTATCTGACCCCTTGGGCATTTACGGATCGCCTGGCTCTAGCTAGAGCCTTTTTGGGGGTGGCCTCTAGGGGCCACCTCTTTTATCCTGACCGAATGTTCCATGTGGAACAATTGGACTAACCCAGACAGGAGACTACAATGGGTACTACTACTTTCACTGGTGCGGTTCGCTCTGAAAGCACCTTCAAAACCGTAAGCAAAGACAGCACCTCTGGTGCTATTACTGAGGTTGCAACTATTGGTGATGGCCCTGTAAGCCTTGCTGATAGCAACGTAACACTTACCAACGCAACCCACAGCGGTCGAATCCTTCTTGTTCCAGACGGCGGCCAAGACAACACTTACACCTTGCCTGCGCCAATCGCTGGTTCTGTGTTCCGGTTTGTTTACGCTGGTGGCGCTGCGGATGCGACTGACGCAATCATCGTCACCCCTGGAAACACTAACTTTTACATTGGCGGTGTTACGTTCTTAGACACTGACAACGAAGTTAGCGCAGTGTTTTCTGACGGAAACTCAAATAGCAGCATTCAGTTGAATGTGCCTGCTGGATTTGATGTAACGATTGTTGGTTTGAACACCACCAATTATCAGATCTTTGGCACGGTCACTGGTGCAACTGCACCTGCGTTTGCTGATCAATAATAGGAGGCAGTCATGGCTGATGCTGTAGCTACACAAACCATACAGGATGATGGCAACACAGCCATCTTCCGCTTCACTAATGTGAGCGATGGATCAGGCGAATCTGCTGTTACTAAGATTGATGTTTCTGCATTGGCTGATGACCCTATGACTGGAGCGGCCTGTACGAAAGTTTCAATACAAAAGATTTACTACTCAACCATCGGGATGGGTGTGAAGATTTTATTTGATGCAACGACAGACGTTCTGGCTTGGCAGCTAAATGCTGATTGGTCTGATACGCTAGACTTCACTGACTTCACTGGTATACCCAACAACGCTGGGTCTGGTGTCACGGGTGACATACAGTTTACGACTGTTGGTCACTCTAGTGGTGATGTATACAACATAGTTATGCAGGTTCGGAAGCACTTCTAAGATGGCCGAGAAAAAGAAGAGTAAGTCTCGAGTTAACGAAGCTGGCAACTATACGAAGCCAGCTTTACGCAAGAGGCTTTTTAATCAGATCAAAGCTAGTGGTAAAGGCGGTAAGCCTGGTCAGTGGTCTGCGCGTAAAGCGCAGATGCTGGCTAAACGTTACAAAGAATCTGGTGGGGGTTATAGAGACTAATGGCCCTGAAGAAATCTCAGAAATCGTTAAAGAAGTGGACTAAGCAAGAATGGGGCACTAAGTCTGGTAAACCATCAACCCAAGGTAAAAAGGCGACAGGTGAAAGGTATCTCCCGAAGAAGGCTCGAAAGGCTCTATCAGACAAGGAGTACGCTGCCACTTCCAAGAAGAAACGAGAAGACACCAAGAAGGGAAAGCAGCACTCAAAGCAGCCCAAGAAAATAGCCAAGAAGACATCGAGGCATCGTAAATGAGTTTGACCGATGCAGAGAAGAACCGGCTAAAAAAAGTTGGTCTTAGTGGGCTGAACAAGCCAAAACGCACACCCAAGCATCCGTCTAAGAAGGCGGTTGTTGCTGTTAGGGATGGCGAAAAGATGAAGATCATTCGGTTTGGTGATCAAAAGATGGGGCATAATTATTCAGCAGAGGCGCGCAAAAGCTTCAAAGCCCGTCATGGCAAAAACATTAAAAAGGGCAAGACATCAGCCGCATACTGGGCTAACAAGGTGTTTTGGTCTGGCAAAGGTGGGAGCACTAAAAGTCCACCCAAGTCACAAAAACAAAAGTTTGGCAGAGACTGATGGCAATTAGTCGAGCACAAGAAGGCAAGCAGATTAAGAATGCGCCAGCAAAAAAGAAGCGTGTTCCTAAAAAGAAGCTAAAGGCTAGGAGGCCGTAATGGGGTTAAAACTTTCAGACGTTTCGCCAATCGCATCGCTAGCGAAAGGCGAAGGGATTATGGAGTACGCGGGCGTTCTTCCTGCTTACTTGACTGAAAAGCGTAAAAAGAAAAAGGCGCGTAAAGAAGAAGACCGATTGGCTTCTGAGGCCGCCGAAGCTGATCGTATGGAAAAGATCATGTCTGGTTCAACCAAGATGAGAGCCGGAGGCAAGACGCGCACAAAGCCGATTGATGGTATGGCTATCAAGGGCAAGACCCGTGGAAGAATTATTTAGATGGCTACTAGCGGCACATTCTCATTCAACCTAGATCTTGCTGATTCAATGGAAGAGGCTTTTGAGCGAGCAGGCTTAGAGCTTCGTAGTGGGTATGACTATAAGACCGCTAGGCGCAGCCTCAATCTAATGATGCTGGAATGGCAGAACAGAGGGCTAAACCTTTGGTCTGTAGATTTTGCCACACAAGCACTTACCGCTGGCACAAATCAGTACACCCTAGACGGCAAGGTTCTGGACATAATCGAAGCTTTTGTCAGGACGAGTGCAGGTGAGGTCAATCAGCAATTTGACCAGTCGATGACTCGAATCTCTGTAAGCCAATACTCAAATCTTTCAAACAAGCTTACGCAAAGCAAGCCGTTGCAGTATTACGTCGAGCGTAACGCTGACGCAATCACAATCAATGTGTGGCCCACGCCTGATGATCAAGAGACCTATCAGTTTGGTTACTACTACATGGAGCGTGTGGAAGATGCTGGCAACTCAGCGGCGAACAACATAGACGTTCCTGCTCGATTCTTGCCTTGCTTGGTTAGTGGGTTGGCTTATCAGTTGAGCATGAAGTACCCATCAGCGGGTGCTAGAGCGCAAGCCTTAAAGGCTGACTACGAAGAGCAATGGACGCTTGCTTCAGACTCAGATCGTAACAAAGCTTCATTGTACGTTTCTCCTGGGGGGTATTCGTTTTGAGTTCATACACTAGAGGTAAGTACGCTTTCGGTTACTGCGACATGACTGGTTTTAGGTATCCGCTCAAGGACTTGGTGCCTGAGATTGTGAACCAGCGACCTACAGGGTTTTTGGTAGGCAAAGATGTTGTTGATCCAGATCAGCCTCAGTTGCAGTTAGGCAAGGTGAGGGTTGATGATCCTAGAGCACTAAGAAACCCAAGACCGGACAGGGGGTTAGATGAGAGCCGAATACTGTCTTCGTTTAATCCAGTGGGGCAAGTTGGCTTAGATTGTTCGGGTCATGTGGGTGTCGTTACAGTGGTGACAAGCTAATGGCGTGGACATTTACAACCCTAAAGACGGCGATACAAGATTATCTTGAGACAAACGAGACAACGCTTGTTACCAATCTTCCTACGATAATTACGCAAGCAGAGGAGCGGATTCTTAAATCTGTTCAGTTACCTAATTTTAGGAAGAACGTTACAGGTACTTTGACTCAGTCAAACTCGTACCTAGAAACGCCTAGTGATTTTTTGTCCCCTTACTCTTTGGCTGTGGACAATAGTGGTTACGAGTACCTGCTTTTTAAGGATGTAAATTTTATACGTCAAGCGTACCCAACCGCATCCAGCACGGGGATACCTAAGTATTACGCTATCTTTGATGACACCACCTTTATCATTGGGCCAACCCCAAATGGAAATTTAACGGTAGAGCTGCATTATTTTTACAGGCCTCAATCAATTACGGTTTCTTCTGATGGAACGAGTTGGCTGGGCGATAACGCAGAGAATGCGATTTTGTACGGAAGCCTTGTTGAGGCATACACTTTCTTGAAGGGTGAGCCTGATCTGATGCAGCTTTATCAAGCCAGATACGACTCAGCTTTGACTGATCTTAGGGCTTTGGGCGAGGGTTACAGCACAACTGACAGCTATCGTTCTGGTGAAGTAAGGTCTGCTAGATGACGGCACTTGGTCATGTTGGCAATGTTGTTGTTGCTACAACGCAAAACAAAGGGCACGACCCTGATTTCTGGGCAGATTCTGCAACAAAGCGTATTGTTAGTGTGGGTGAAAACAGTCATCCGTTGCTTGCAGAGCAGGCGTTATCCTTCCAAGAAGACATACGGAAGGTTATTGGCTACTACATTAAAGAAGCGATCAAGAGTGATCGGGCGACTTTGGCCTCTGAGGTTGAATCTCAAGGGCAACCTGATTTGGCAAACATAATACGGAGACTCACATGAGTATCACATCTGCGCTATGCACATCGTTCAAGCAAGAGATTCTTGTTGGCACACACAACTTTACTGCTACTTCTGGCAATACTTTTAAGTTAGCGTTGTACACAAGCTCAGCAACCTTGAACGCAAGCACAACGGCGTACACAACGTCTAATGAGGTTTCTGGGACGGGTTATACCGCCGCTGGAGCAGCGTTGACTAGTGTTACTCCAACGACATCAGGGACAACGGCGTTTTGCGACTTTGCCGATCTTACATTCAGTTCTAGCACGATTACTGCTAACGGCGCTTTGATTTACAACGACACCCAATCAGACAAAGCCGTTTGTTCTTTAGCCTTTGGCGGTGATAAGACAAGCACTGCTGGAGATTTCACCATACAATTCCCAACTGCTGACGCCAGTAATGCGATCATTCGTATCGCCTAGCGATGGCAATTGTTAATGGTTGGGGCAGAGGTACTTGGGGTCAAGGTGCGTGGAATGAAGCAATACCTGTTGAGGTTACCGGCGTTGCTGGTACAGGCGCTGTTGGGTCTGTCACGGTCACGGCAGACGCAATTGTCTCTGTCACAGGCGTTTCTGGCACAGGGGCAGTCGGGTCAGTCTCGATCATTGAAGGGTCGGGTGTTACGGTCTCTGCTACAGGAGTTGCTGGAACGAGTGCGGTTGGCTCTGTCACAGTTGTCGCTGATGCAAATGTCAGCGTTACGGGAGTTTCTGGCACAAGCGCACTGGGCACAGTTGCGCTCAAATGTGATAACAATATCTCGGTCACTGGATTTCAAGCGACTGGGTCAGTCGGTTCGGTATCGATTACAGCCGGTGCCGTCGTTAGCGTTACTGGCGTTGCTGCTACTGGTGCAACTGGCTCAGCAAACGTTTGGAGCCTTGTCATCCCTGGTCAAAAAGCAAATTACTCGGTTGTATCAGACAGCCAAACGCCTAGCTACTCTGCTGTATCAACAAATCAAACAGCCAACTGGGAAGAGGTAGCGTAATGGTACGCAAGGTCAAGAAGGTTATTAAGGGATTAGAGAAAGCCTCTAAGACACACAAGAAACAAGCTGAAGTGCTGAAAAAGCATATTGCTTCAATGAAGAAGCCAAAGCCTAAGACTAAAAGTCGGAGAAGATAAATGGCAACTTACGTTAACGATTTACGCCTAAAAGAGATATCTACTGGCGATGAGGCAGGTACTTGGGGCACCAGTACGAATACAAATTTAGAGTTAATTGCAGAGGCTTTTTCCTTTGGGACAGAAGCTATTACGACTAATGCTGATACTCACACTACTACTATTGCTGATGGATCTACTGATCCGGGCCGCAGTCTCTTCCTCAAATACACTGGCACTCTTGATAGCACTTGTACCATCACTATAGGGCCGAACACGGTCAGCAAGCTGTGGTTTATTGAGAACGCAACCAGCGGATCACAGAGCATCATTATCAGCCAAGGATCTGGCGCAAGCATCACCATACTGAATGGTCAGACCAAAGCAATTTACAGCGATGGTGCTGGATCAGGCGCTGCAATGGTTGATGCTGCAAGCGCTTTACAAATATCCACCTTTACTGGTGACGTAACCTTTGCAGACGGTGCAGACATCATCACCGCATCTGCCGGTACTTCTAACTTCCGCGCAGGTGTCAACGCAGGTAACTCCATTACCTCTGGCGGCAACTACAACGTGGTTGTGGGCGATGAAGCGGGTACTGCGATTACTACTGGTACAGACAACACGTTTGTGGGGTCAAACGCTGGCGATGCTCTAATTGATTCTGACCATAATACAGCAATAGGACACCAATCACTCACAGCAGATACTAAAGGAAGCAAATCAACTGCTGTAGGTGCGTTTTCTCTAAATGCTCAAAACTTTACAACGGCTACAGATAGCAATAATACAGCAGTTGGTTATGCAGCAGGCGGCGCAGTCACCACGGGCGTTAACAACACCTTCATCGGTGCCCTTGCTGGTGACGCTCTTACTGCTGGCGGTTCTAATGTTGTAGTCGGACGGGCAGCTTTAACCTCTGACACTCTTGGTTCTCGCAGCGTTGCTGTAGGGCGTAACGCTCTAAACAATCAAAACTTTACTACCGCTACGGACACTTACAACACTGTTGTTGGTGACTTAGCAGGCCTATCAGTCACCACGGGTGTCAAGAATGTCCTAATCGGTGCCCTTGCTGGTGATGCTTTAACAGATACCGACAACAATACTGCCGTTGGCTTTTCCGCTTTAAGCACCGACACGTTAGGTAAAAACTCCACTGCTTTTGGTTATCAAGCCTTGCTTACCCAAAACTTTACTACGGCAACGGATGCTTTCAATGTGGCTGTCGGAGTTAATGCAGGTAAGTTAGTCACCACGGGAGTTCAAGATACTCTCATTGGAGGTCTTGCTGGTGATGCGCTAACTGTAGGGCATAGCAATACAGCACTTGGTTACTTTTCTTTAAGCGCAGACACAGCAGGCAATGCTAGTGTAGCAATTGGACATTCAACATTACTTGCACAAAACTTTACTACAGCCACCAATACGTTCAACACAGCAGTTGGTTACGCAGCAGGCACAGCAGTCACCACGGGAACTGTTAATACTCTCATTGGTGGTCTTGCAGGTACTGCTCTTACAAGTGGTAATTCTAATGTTGCTGTTGGATATGGTTCTTTAACTACTGATACGTTGGGCGATAGAAATGTTGCTATTGGTGTTTCAGCTTTAGAGCAACAAAACTTCACAACAACAACAGATGCTTACAATGTGGCAGTGGGCTATGTCGCAGGTCAAGCAACCACTACAGGAATTCGCAATACCCTTATCGGCGCTTTTGCTGGTGACGCTTTAACCGACTCTGATTTTAATACGGCGATAGGTTATGGTGCATTAGACTCTGATACTTTAGGCAGTCAATCAACAGCAGTAGGCTATGGAGCTTTAAGCCTTCAAAACTTTACCACCGCTACGGAATCCCACAACACGGCGGTAGGGTATATAGCAGGTAAT